TCCAACATCAGTGCTGCAATAAATCATATACAATTAGTTAACACTCGAACCAAAGCACGCTTCAACCCTACAGGCAAGCCCTCTGTTATGGTATGGCCAAACAAAACAGGATTGGACAAGTTTGCTTGGAACATGGTGCCAACGACCAACCCGCCCTTGCACAACAGTGACAAAATTTCTGCGGAAATGATGCTGACACAAGTGGAGATTGAAAGTGGTGAACGGCCCGAAGTTGGTTCATACGATATATTGCCAATGACTGTGACGGACTATAGAAAATGGGCGCATGGTGAAAAGACAGCGGGTCGCTATTACTTCGTGCGTTGCGGCCTGACACTGACATTGAGCCGGAAAGGGAAGAGAATGAATGAAGTCTACGCCTTAGACATACCAAACTTTCCCGGTCAAGACGAGGAAATTGAACTTGATCCCAAAAATCATGAATTCCAACTTGGGTTCCAAACGGGTGAGCAAGGAAATGGTTGCGCGGCCATTGGTTCCCCACCTACGCACGGGAAATCATACATGTGTCTCAAATACCCTCATCTGTTTTATGATCACGACATTGCAAATAAAGCCAAACAAAAAGCCATTGATGCAGCCAAGGCTATGTCCGATTGGGACACTGTAAATGCTTTGATTAGACAGGCTGACGTTCCTGAAGGGAAAATTCTGTTGACTTGGACTGAAAGCACCACTCCAGACCAGTGCACTTACCTTGGTTCCATTGTTCGCAGAAAACCAAATGTCCACAAAGCTAGTGAGTTTCGCAGGCAGTTGGGCGAACAGTGCGCGAACGACCTTATCAGGGAAGGGAAATACACTCTAGTGGACAGCGACTACGAGTATGAGATGAAGATGTTAGAATTGGCCCGTAAATGGAGGGCAGGTGAGATTGTGGACACGAGGAAGACGAAGAAAAGAGAAATAGCAGGGCTCGAGGCAGCGAGGTTTGAGGACCAGAAGCTTGTAGGCTTGCCACAAAGCATCAACTCTAGATATGTCTGGGTGCCCTACATTGAACAAGACAAGCCGACTGGCGAACAACCTCACAACGAAGTGGAAGAGGAAATTTTGCCCTTGGATGTGATCAATTACTTTGAAGACAACGAACTTTTGGACAACACAAGAGTGATGGCCCCGACAAGTGAACCCACTGTTAAACCCATTAAGAGTAGCGAGTTGCCAACTAGCATAATTACAAGCAAGAAGTACACAACAACCAAATACCCAAGGCGAGCGAGGCCAGTACTCACAAAACACGTTTTTGGAGAGCTCAACGCTGCAATTCTGCGCATGGAGAACCGGGTGGTCTTAGAAAGAGGAGATTACGACGCAGCCTATCAGATGAAAATGGTGGCGAAAGCATGTTTCCGCAAAGATTATGACAAAGACGTGGCGAACTTCAAAACTATTGGCTTCAACAATGACGCAGTGCGCCAGTGGCTCAGTCATAGAACAGGCATACCAGAAATTGACAAGGAATTGGATTCAATAGAAACTGAAGGCTTGTTGATGCATGACCTGAACAGAGTCAACGTGCACCAAAAATTGGAGGCAATTATGAAGTCCAAGCCAGTTCTGCAATACAGAGAGCTCATCGTTAGAATTATCGTATGGCAAGCTAAGGCTGTGGCGGCCCTTTATTCACCAATTTTCCTACAAGCAAAACAAAGGCTCAAAAGTTTGTTGCGCCCAGAAGTGCTGTACACCGATGGGATGCGACCGGATGAACTCAGCACCTATTTAAACGGTTACGATGCCAAGGACCTATGGTACGTAGAAGATGATGGAGACAAACAAGACAAACGTACAACCAAACGCTTGCTGGAAACCGAATTCATGATATACCAAAACATACTTAAAGTAGACCCAAACGCAGTGTCATTGTGGTCCAGGTGTCACAATTTATGGAGATACAAAGGCACTTGGTTGAGGGGCATTTGTGATGCCATGAGACAAACTGGACAAGCAACGACAGCAATTGGTAACACTATAGTTAACATGATTTGCCATGCAAAGCTGGTCAATGGGCTCGGCAATGATTTGGTGCTCATGTTAATGTTGGGAGATGACAACCTAATACTAGCCAAGAGGCCAATAGATGTGAATAAACATAAAAGTTATTGTTCAACGACATTCAACTTGGTTCAAGAATGCGAGCAATATCGATCGGGAGGAGTATTCTTACAAATGATGATAGGACCAAATGGGGCGGGCAAAGTACAATGTTCACCAAACTACTGGCGCCTACGTAACAGATGGGAAGCGACCAACGGCACAAGCCAGGATGTGGAGGCCATGGTGCGGCAGAGGGCCGTTTCCTACCTCTATATGTTAGGCCACTCACCAGGCGTTAAGGACGTGATGGCACAATATGGAGAAGTTGAACCTGTTCATTACTACGATCACGTGGCGGCCTTGCACAACTTGGCAAATCATATGAAAGAAAGCTACGACTGGGCAGTGAACGAGTATGACACACTCATCAAGTATTTGCGTACGCCAACTCTGCACATCAAAGAATGGACACACTTTACTTGCCGTTTTTAACCAATACGCAGAAAGAATTGGACTCACTCGCGCGGCCCTGAGGTCGCGCGAATTAGGACAAATTATCAAAGTGGCCGATTTGGCCAGAGAGAGCCTGATGTTCCCCGAGGGAGTTGTGGTGACTGACCTCATGTTAAGTTCAGAAGAAATACTTAACAATGCAAACCCCGGAACGGAAGAGGTAATAATACGCACTAATGAACACGTACAGGGTTACCAGTGCACCAACAATCCAATCACCCGCAGCAGGTTCCACTGTTGCGTACCAAAAGAATGGATGATTTGTGACATTCGCAAAACTGGCAAAAAGATTACTAAGTCTGAGCCACTTAAATATGAGTACACAGAGGGTGTTCTAGGCCAGGCGTTTAGAAACGGTGCTGGTCCGACGGAAGTGCAAGTGCCACACCACACCGCGTGGACCGACGACGACAGACACGACATGATGGTAATGTCAGCCTTGCATGCGAAAGAGATTAGAGCCAGATATAGTAGTCTGTTTAACACTAATAGACAATGGCACAATAAACCCAAGCACTTGGACGTGGTCTTGCCGTTTTGCGCAGGCAAGGGAGCTGCTGTTGAAATGAGCACCAAAACAATGCAAGACAGCAGTCATAATCCTGCCGATTTGCCGTATGTATACACGAGTGCTGCTAGGCGCGAAAACCATATACATGCCAACACCTACGTCTTTCCTTTCGTAGCTGAACTTACACCGAACAATGAATACAACAAAGAGAAAGAATGGCAAGAGTGGTGGGCATGGAGACTGGAAAAGACGGGAAATTGGCAAACTTTTTATGAGAGTTTCACCGACCTAATCTGTGATGTACACATGAGGTTAGGAGAATCATTAATTGTAGAAGTGGTCAGGCTCAAGTGTGGACATGAAAATATCAGGCCGACCAATTGGGAAAGTGCAGCTGCTGCACATCGCTGCGATTTCTGTTTAATTGAGTATGGCACCAAGGCAGTTAGCGACACGTGTGGAACGAGAGGCAATGAACAAAGCAGCTGCATGCCACAAATGACCGGCCAATCATGTGAACATAAGTTACTGGCAAAAATAGAAGTTTACGGACACGATACTGAATGTGTGAGTTTGCATGGCAACATTGAAAATGAAGAGATCAGGGAGTGGGTCGCTCAGGGGGTAATCAACTCGCGTCACCACCTCAGAAAAATGGAAATTGAGATGCCAATCGATTGTCTGCAAATACCTGATAACATGGGAAAGACATTGTTGATGAAAGCTGGTCACGGACAAAGTCCGTGGCACCGCGCCGCAGAGGAGGGCTTGGTTAATGATGCTTTTGGCGGAGCCTTACTGATCGCTCTACAAGGAGACTTGGTCTTGGACAGAGGCGATTTTGATTGGCGTGAACCTGGCTACACACAGTGGCTGGGTCAAGCAGGATTAATTTCAAAAGCTGATCACAGGTTCCACGAGTTTGACTTAAAAAGTCAGCTAGAACACGGTACAACCATAAAACTAGCCAAATTCTTCACGTCCGAATTTGGTCTGTTGTGCGCATACACAAGACAGTACAAGATGGGGCGAGAACGCATGGGTGTGTACACACCAGCATTGTGTGCATCCTGTGGTTTGGCTCTAGGCGTAGAATGCAACGAGTTGTTTGCCATCGACACACCAAAATGCTCAGCGGGACACGTTGTGACTAAAAGGGAATGGGAAGAAAAACAAGCTTTGCACGTACACGACAGCGGCGGTTACATCGAAACCAGAAGCGCTATTAGTTCTGGAGTGTTGGCCACGCGATATGGTCATGGTGACATACCGGAAATGAACGCACCAATCAAAATAAGCAGAACTAGCGAATTTGAAGCGAAAAATGAAAATGAAACAATCACAATTGAGCCAACACTCAAAAACAACATAATTTACATGAAAAATGACTTTGGACTCAAGCTAGGTGATGAAGTGTATGAAAAACTCGAACAACCCAACGCCCACAGAGGCCGCAACACTTTCTTGCATGGAAACTCAGGAAGGACCCACGTTGATATGATAGAAGCTATAGTAGCTTGCGGAAACAGGTACAAATGGCGCACAGAGGTGATTCAGATGAGCCAGGAAATTCTAATTGAACTGGAAAAATTGACAGCAGAGAACGGAACATTGATATCAGTGGCAGACAACAAATGGACAATGACTGGTTTCGAATGGGTTAATGAAGCTATGATTAACTTTGTTGCGGGGCCATACAATGAAAACGGGCAAGTTGAAAAACTAGCTAACGGATCAATTCGAGTTACAATTCCTTTGATATCAGGCTATACCAGAGAGCTTGCGGTTTGGAGAATGTTGCCTTGTTTCTTGCCCAACAGGACTGTGATCATCACCAATGGATATAAGCGGCCGACAGAACGGTTGCAAACACTAACTGTTTTGAGCTGTTTAATCAACGGCTTGCGAGGAGAAGTAACACTCCAAAACGGTGAAGTGGCTCAGTGTTGGCGAGCACTGAATGACAATTTGAGCAATGACTTCACAATGAGATGCTGCATAGCTGCAAGAGAGAACCAATTGAAATTGGATATTTGGGCGCACTGCTTGGAATGTGCAGGAGCACTTTACGGAACAGACGAAAAATTCGTGGAATTGATGTGCAGCGTGGGCCCAGGTTACGCTCTTAAAACAGGAGTTTATGAATGGGACTCATGGAAACCCAGCAATCATGGTTACTACGGAGATAACATGGACCAGTACTGGCAAAACGAATTGAGAAAAGAATGGCCTCAACACGGCAAGATGGTGCATGCAGCCATTGAACAAGGTTTAACGAAGCCAGGCAAAGTGGTCGAGTATGACCCAGTGGTTGATGAAGTTGATATGCAAGAATCTGTATTGTCGGAATAAATGACTCGTTAGCGTTTTATTATGAAACCCCTAG